GTTACCCTCAAGCACTTTAAGGTCTCCAGCCGCTTCTCGCCTCTGGACATCCGCGAGTACGGCGTGGGCTTCTTCGCCAACAACTTCGTCGAGACGGCTGCTATCGCCCTCTCCCAAAAGTGCATGACGGAAATCAACAGCCTCGTCCTCGCCGCTAACTACAGCTCTGCCACTGTCACTGGTGCCGCTCTGTCCTACGCTGAAGTGGTCGCCGCTCAGAAGACCCTCGACGACGCCAAGGCCCCTGACAAGCGCGCGCTCGTTCTCGGTAACACCTACCTCGCTGATCTCCGCTCGGACGCGACCATCATCGCTGCCTTCCAGCTCGGTGCTAACGTCATCTCCTCTGGCTCCCTCGGCACCATCGCTGGCGCTCAGGTCTACCAGTTCAGCAACCTCGCTGCCAACTCGGAAAGCCTCTCTGGCTTCATCTGCGGAGCCGACGCTATCGCTGTTGCGACCGCTCTGCCCTTCAACGAAATCCCCGGTGCCGATGTGTCTCAGGCCACCGACCCAGCAACGGGTCTCTCGGTCCAGGTTATGATCATCCAGGAGCAGTCTGGTTTCCTCAACGTCACCGCCACCTTGCTCTTCGGCACGGCTGTCGGTCGCGCCACGAGCCTCCGTCGCCTGACGACCGCGTAAGCGACGCGGCTCTAGCCGCCTAAACGAGACCCCCTTGGCTAACCCCTTGGGGGTCTTTTGTTTTACCCTATTGCCAACTGTCGCAATGTTATGAGCCTATACGGGACCGAGTTCTTGGACGACGCTAAGGAGATGATTGCCGACTTCGGCGTGGCTGGTTCTGCCAACTCTGGGGCTATTACCTTCCAATGCCTCATCTCCGACCCTGCCGTCCAGACCGTCCTCGAGGCAGGTGGGTATGTAGAGAAGACCCAGTACACGGTAAGGGTACCCGCTGTAACAGCCTCCTGGAGCCTCCCAGACGGGTCTAATGGGTCATCGGCGGCCCTGCTCTCGGCTGGCGTCCCCATCGCCTCCCTAGGCCAAGGGAAGAAAATCGTCGCCGGCGGCCTGAATGTCCGCATCACGACCCAGACTCACAAGCCCGCGTCGGCTTGGATCACGCTCCTCGTCATCGACGACAACCAGTAAGCGCCGTGGTCAAGGTCACTCTACAGCCGGCAAGCCTAGCGGCTTTCGTGGACGCCATCCAGAAGTTTGCCGCGGCAAGTAAGCAGACCATCCGAGACGCGACGCTCGAGCAAGCCGCCTTAGCCTGTCAGGACGCCGCTAACTTTACCCCTCCCCTGACCAAGGGCGGTGGGGGTGGCCTGTCGACCGCCGCCAAGAAGGCCGGGGAGAAAGCCGTTGACCGAGACGTGGGCAAGGTGGTCGTCCCGCTAACAGGTGGCGGTGCCGGCACACAGGCGACCCGCGTCATTAAACGCCTCGGTTCCTTAGCCCTGAACAATAACCAGGGACTGTTCTGGAAGGTGGCCTCGACCCAGTCCTCTATCATCGCCGCGAACTCGTTTGTGGCTCGTATGCTCTCCCCTCAGTACAAGGGGTTCGGGACGACCGAGGGGTTCAATCGGGCTAAGAACTACTTTAACCGTATCGGCAACCGCGTGGCCTCTCAGTCTCTCAGCTCGGACGGGGCTCCCCTCGAAGGGACGGCTGCCATCGACGGAGTCTTTCGGCCTGTCTATCAGCGCAACAACGGGCGACTCTGGAAGAACGGTCGCAACGTGAGCGGTATCCGCTCCTTCGACAAGCGGGTCGTCGAGCGTAAGGCCGACTTTGAAACCTTTATTACCCAACGCCAGGACAGCGTCGGCGCCATTAAGTCGGGCTGGTACAAAGCCCTGATGTCCCTCCCCCGCCCGGTCATCAACGGCGTGGAGAAGAACGCGGGTGCAGCCCTCCGCGGTGCCGGCTGGATTACCAAGCACAGTTCCGTTGCCGGGCAGAGCGTCACCCAATTCTCTGACAAGTTAGCCGACGTCACTATCCGTAACCTCTCAGGCAACATCTTCGGCATCGCCGACCAAGCGGGCGTCCTAGGCTTAGTCTACGGCAACCGCATCAAGCAAATGCCCGCCAAGGTCCGCAACCTTATCGACAAGGACGTCGCCAAGTTTAACCGCAAATAACCTATGCCCGCCTCCATCCGTCACATCGTCGAGTCTACGCTCGCGACCTACCTCTCGACCCAGACTGGGCTGACCACGGTGTCCTTCCTCACAGGGGACAACGCCGCGACCCAGACCCTGCCCAAGGCCGTCGTCCTGTGCGACTCTGCCCGACCCCCTGCCAGCCTCCCCGATGGCGAAGGGAACTACGACTGCTCGGTCCGCATCACCCTGTTCTCGAATGCCGACGACACGACCCTAGCCGATCACCGCACCCGGTGTGCCGCCCTGGTCGGGAATATGCGTGACCTTGCCAGCATTAAGGCCGCCTTTGTCTCTGGCGGGGACGCTACTTGCTACGACGTGGGCATCGTTTCCGAGGACGAGGGGATTGACGAGCGCAGCTGGGCGACCTCCTTTGCCTTTAGCGTCATCACGGTCCTAGCCCCGTAAGGTTTCCAACCCTTGCAAAAGTAATCATGGCTGCCGTATCTACTGGAACTACTTGCCTCTTTGGTGTCGCGGGGACGGTCACGAACCTTTTCGTGCAATCATACTCGGTTAACTCGACGTTTAACCTATCGGGTACGGTAGCCGACGAGACTGGCCTGACCAAGACGGCCCGCTACGACGACCGTAAAACGGAGATTACCGTGGACGGCATTTGCAAGACCTCTGGTATGCCGGTCCTTGGTGCTAGTTTCTCTTTCACGATTAACGCCGACACGGCCTACCCAAGCGGCTCGGCCTCGGTGTCTTATGTCGGTACCGTAACCGCTGTAACGCAGAAGGGCTCTAATAAGGACTTTACCTCGGTGTCTATCACGGCGACCGACTACGAAGGCGTCACGCCTTAATTGACCCAGCCCCCAGTAGGGGCATAGTCACGGCGTGGACCCTCGCTTCCTGAACGCCTACATCGACCCGGCTCCGTTTAAGTTGCTGGGTCGTTCGCTATACCCGTGGTGCCTTAAGTACCGCGTGAGGCTTATGGCCTTTAACTCCCCGCTGATCACGGGCGACCGCGGCATCAGCCCCGCCGACCTTATCTTTGCCTGCAAGGTATGCGCCGAAGAACCTCTTGGACAGATTGGCTGGGTAGACAAGTTACGCATCCTAAGCCTCAACCGCAACCCGGCTAAGTTCGAGGCCATGCTCAACGCCTTTGCCGGCTATATCCTTATTCACGACTGGCCTAAGTTCTGGGAGCAGGACAAAAGCAAGAGCGGTGGCGACAACGGTTTGCCGTGGCCCCTGGCTATCGTCGCCAACCTGATCGCGTCGGGCATCCCAGAGCAGCGGGCTTGGGAGATGCCGGAGTGTCAGGCCATCTGGCTCAATACCGCCCTAGCCTTACGCAAGGGGGCTGAGGTTAAGATAATGACCCCAGAGGACGAGGCCTTCATGGCGTCAGAGGCAGCGGCGGCTGCTTCCACTTCGGCAAAGGAGAAGACCGACTAACATGGCCCAATCCCTAGAAGTAAATATCAAGACGACCTCGGACGTTCCCCAGGCTATGGACAAGGCCAAGGCGGCTACGTCTGGTTTTCAAAATCAGTTAAACGACATCGGCAAGAAGTTCAGCAATTCATTTAAGGACATTGCCTTGGGGTTTATCGCCCCAATGATTTTAATCCAGTCGGCTATCTCCTTTATTAGCGGCGCCATTGCAAAGGCTAAACAGGAAGCCAAAGAGGCATACGACTTTGCCGTCAAAGGTGAGTCAAAGTACCTAGACCAAACGACCATTAAACTCGCTCAAGACCGTAGGGCTAAAGAGGACGATGCTAAGGAACAAGAGATGGCTAAAAAGGCCAAACAAGAAGAACTAGAGGCAGAACTTAAAACTCGAGAACAACGCTCAAGTATCGCAGACGAAATTGGAGGCTTTCGGGGCTTTCGTTTAAAGTTTGGTTTAGACGCTAACTCTGCCGAAGCGATGGCTAAGGACAAAGACGTTCAAGATATTATCGCTAGACGGGTCGCCGATAGAAGTTCTGGAACGGCTGTCACCGCCGCGACCCCCACTGGCCCAACATCTTTCAAGACCCCAGAAGGGTTCGGCAACGTCGTCGGCGTCGGCGCTAACCCTGTCATGGAGGCTATG